TTACTCAGTAAACTTACCCCAATAGTTCAAACGTGTTCCATTTCTGTCTTCGCCTGTAGGTAAGTAACCAAATTGACCGTTTCCTCTAGGTTGCCTAATCCATACGTATCCCCCACTATGTGCAAATGCGTCGTATTCAACTACTGAGCCTTTAGGTAGTACTGCGATTTCACTTGAACTTGTTGTGGCTCCCCAACGTAAGACAATACCTTCATCAACAGTGATAGTAAACTTGCCACTTTCTTTGAACCACTTAACACCTAAGTCATCAGTCCATGAGTCATACTTAACATCATTCTGGCTAGGAGCTGGAACTGGTTTAGGCGTTTCAATTTGTGTTTTTTCATCACTAGGTTTAGCAAACTTATCCCAAGCATTGGCATCCAAATACCAAATAGAACGGTCCATGTCTCCTCCTGTATATTGCCAACCAGCAATAGAACCAAAAGCATCACTAGATACAGACATATCAGGTACTGTCCAAGAGTTCCAGTTCATTGATGCATATTTAGCTACCCAAACAGCACAATCCTTTGCACAGTTAGCTACTTGATTTAAAGCTGACTCTTGAACATAGATAACACACCAAACACCAGTTAAACGGTGTACTTCATCTACAAACTGACGAACCCAATTAGAGTCGCCCCACGCTGAATTTTGGTAACTTTCCCAATCAATCACTAGCATACCTTGGCCTACATAGTTCTTGATGTTATTAATAAAATACTGTGCTTCTGATACTGGATTACCACCGCCAGCATAATGATACAAGCCACGCTTTTTACCAAGTTCTCCGGCTAGATCCCATTGATGATTGCATTTAGGATTAACGTATCCTGTGCCTTGTGTAGCTTTAACGATAACTCCTTGAGCGTGTGGATCACGAATAATACTATCATCTGACCCTGAATAAACATCTACTGTGTACATAACCATGTTATTTATCCTCCTTAGTATTTACTGTTGGTGTTAATTCTGATTTCTCATAAGCAGATTGAACGGCGGTGTGGATAACTTGTGAATCAAGCTTATATCCTTGTTTCTTCATGGCGTCGTTTACAATCATACTTGCTTCATCAAACTTTTCACGTCCGCTCTTATCTTGACTAACTAAACTTGTAACTGCCATATCTGCCACTTGCTCAAGTAACGTCCATAGCGCTTTAGATTGTTCAGTAGATGAATGTTGAGCTTTATTATCTAATACTGGCTTAAGTTGCTTGAATAAAAAAATAGCCAGTACAGATAAAAGCCCAGTCTGTACTAACCACTCAATAATATCATTGACTACTTTCATTTTCTCTCCTCCAACCGTTTAATTTTTTCTTCATGAAGTATGATAGCTTTATCGTGTTGCTCTACTTCCTGCTCTAGTCTTTGTAATTTTTCATGTTCTTCTTCAAAATTTTTATTAAGTCGTTTGATTGTATTGGTTAATTCTTGAGATTGCTGCCGCAACGGATATGTACCAGCAGTGATTGCATTATTTAATACTTTGGCACCATGCCTAATTAACCAATATGTCCCACTAAAAAGGACGGAAATAACCGCCAGAATTGACGCTATCTCCGCCCATGAATATCCTAGTAATGAATGCACATATACTCACCTACTTTTATTTTTACTCCTACCCACCCACCCTGTCATTATCTTAAGCTGTTGGAGCTACTGGTGGTTGTGTTGATGTAGTTGTTTCAGCAGGCTTATCTTCTGGAAACATCTTATAGTAATCTTCTTGTGTAAAATAATTTACTCTTACAAAAAGTTGTACATTTTCCTTTGTGAATAATCCTAAATCATAGAAACGTTTTACAATATCATAGCTATATCTCATTTTATTTACCTCCATTTTTTGCATTAGTTGCGTTTTGTAACATAATTTGTGCCAAAGTTGCATTTAGTTCGTTATTAGACTTACTTAATTTATCCACTGTTGAAGTTAAAGTATCAACTTTTTCTTGTAAGTCAGCTACTGCTAACATTCGTTGTGCTGCAGCTTGTTCTTCTTGAGTTGGAACTGGTTTAACCTCTGGAACAGTATACTTCTCCTTCCATTCTCCCTCTGTCAAACTATCCCAACTGTTAGTTGTTTCGTTCCAAGTTGGATCATACAAGCCAACACCATTACTATCTACCGGTTTTACTGTTGTAGCGTTAGCTGGTAAATCATAATTATCTGGATAATCACTTACTGGATACATATATCTTTTTGTTTCTTTATCGTAAATAAAAATTAACATCTGTTACCCTCCTCTATTGGTCTCTTTGTCCATCAATTCTGGTCCATTCTTTCCAAGTATGATCTACATAAGATCTAAAATAAATAGAACCAAGGTTTGCTAAAATTAATATTTGTGTAGCAATATTTCCACTCTCATCTCCGCACTGTATTAACGATCCCCAAAATGATTTTCTATTTTGTAAAGATTTTGGCCATGAACTATCTGACATTTGGTCCCATAAACCAACTATATGCATTCCTTGCCCTACACCATTTAGGCTTACGCTACCACTAGCTCCACCGCCAATAAATTTACCAATTTTAAAATTAGCTGTATCTTTTTGGTTTAAAGCTGTTACTCCATCATCAATAGTTTTAACTTTGTCGAAATTCTCTTTAATTTTTTCTGGTCCATTTGCCATTTCAGAAAAAATAGGTTCAAAATTTATTGCCATGTTTGTTCCTTCTTTCTTTATTGTTAAAATAAATAGCCCTTAAATCACTTGAGCTGTTGGCTAATTAAAATAGCCTGTACTATAAATGACTGCTGCCTTTACCATCTCCAGCTTTAGCAGCACTATCATCAACATTACCCAGACTAATCTTAATTGTTTTATTGCCACTCCCTAAATACCAATCTCCATATTTGTAATATGGTTTAGCATCCATGTAGAAATTACGTGGTATACGGACAACAATTGAATTATTATCCGTATACTCTGCCTCACAAGGAACTAATTTAGTTAGAGTTTCACCAAATGACCCAGCACCCAAGCCGCCTACTTCAGTACCAAGTGCATTCTCATAGTAGAAAACTGTTGGCTTAGGATAGTCTCTCTGATTGTGCACGATTGTGATTTTGTATCCGTAAAGCAAATCCTCCAGACTGTCAGCTGTTACCATTTTTATCAAAATTGATTTCTTAAATTCTTCTGCCTCACCTTGAGTGAAAATCCCATCTTGTTTAATCTTATCTTCTAAAGCCCCTAATGCTGTTTTAGCACTATTCAACTCACTCAAAGTAGCTGTATTAGTTTGAGTTAAGGTAGTCATCAAGTTAGTAATTTTCGCAACCTTATCATCAATAATTTTCTTCAATTCAGCTACATTTTTAGTTTCAGTTTCCTTGATTGTGTTAAACAAGTCATCTAACGGGCTGATATAATCTCTAGGAACTAAGCCAGTAACAACCATATCAGCCAGTACTTCAAACTTAAATTCAAGTGTGGCGATATTACGATAATCTTTCATCACCCGGAAAAATGCTTGTTTATACTGCCCGGCTACGCTAAAAGATTGTGCTGGCATATCAAAACGAAACTTACCAGTTGTTGGATCTTCATAAAATACAGCATGAGAGTTATCCAAAATCTTGTGTTCGTTGTCTGGCAAAATACCTTCAAATAGGACATTAGCTCCTGTTAAATCATAGGCAGAGCCGTCTTCGTTGGTAATCTCAACAAAAACTTGTCTCAAACTGTCCTCATACTGACGTGCTTGCACCCAGTTAGATTTATCATAGTCAGGCGTAAAAGTATTACCACCCTTAGCCTCTAAAACAGTCAAAGGTCTGTAATCTTTACCAATCACATATTTCAATATTTGAGCCATTAGATTACTCCTTTCTCAATTAAAATTTTCGTCACTATATTCTCAATCGTTTCTTCATCAGTACCTAAAGTTACACGCTTTAGCCTTGCCTTCCAATCTTCATTTAAAGCGTCTATTTTATCATTAATATCATGCAAATTAGCTTTGCTATCTAATTCACTCTTAATCTCATCAGTATTGCTATTAACAGTACGCTGAATTTGATTAAAATTAGCAACCGCTGCGTTATACTGGACTCTATCAGTCAAACCAATATCATCAAGGTTCAGATGTTCCATCACTACCACCTTCTTCTTTTCCAGTTTTTTCAATGCTATCCAATCTTGTATTTATATCTTCAAATTGCTTTAAAATTTCTTTATTACTATTAATGAATGAATTATTAATTTCATTGAATTTTGAATCCCACTTATCTTGAGACATCATATTTCCTTGTACTTTTGCAATTTGATTTCTCAATGTTTCGCCTAACTTCTTATTTCTCTCAAATGCTTTCTGATTTCTAACTTGCCACTCAACTGGATCAAATCTTTTATTGCCAAACGTAACAGTATCTGCTTTTTCACTTTGTGGGTACCAAGTATATGAGTTAATTCTTACTTCAACATCGATTCCAAATCTATCTCTTAACCAACCATAATTTCCTATCCTAATATCATTATTGAATTTAACTGAATTGTACTTGAAGTTAGCATAATCTAAAGTATATTCAATATCTGGATAATCGTGGATACTTGCTTTTAGTTTATTAATCAAAGTATTTTCATCAGTTATATTATCGTCAGTAATTGGTTCAGCCTCTACTTTGGGCCAATGTGCTTCTTCAACTAATGGAGATACATATTCAGAGTGTATCTCATATTCAGTAGGCTTATCTTCCTTAACCGTTTCTGTTGGTTGTTCAGCATCACTTTCAGAATTGTTATTTGCTATACCATTTCTAATAATTTCCTGTGGATTAAGCCACGTCCCATCATTGGTAAATGATTTCCCAACGGCAGTATTAAAATCAACTTTAGTAATTCCTATGTGGAGATGATCTGTATTGCGATATCCAATTATGTCTCCTGTTTTTACTACATCACCAACATTTACTCTTATGTTAGACATACTAGAAAAAGCTTCCTGGTAAACTATGTTATATCCATCATCCGAGTGTATAACAACATAATTCCCTAAACCACCCATATAGGACTTGATAATAACTTTCCCACCATGCACTGCATGAACTTCACTCCCTGGATGATCTACAGAACCAAAATCTAATCCATCATGAAATGAATTAGGTCTAAATCCACCATCATAGCCAAATCTTTGGACTTGCATAAAATTACCTTCACCAACATCAGGAAACGGCCAACCCCAAGAACCACCAGGACTAGAACTACCACCCGTTTTATCTGTTGTCTCTTGAACTATTGGCTTAGCTTGACCTTTGATGTACGTTGTTATTGTTGAATAATCTTCGTTATAACTTATCTTTGAAACATTGGCATTGTCTATAAATAGAAAAGACTCTTTTGTTCCTAATTTCTTTTGAATGTGGATCGTATAGTTATCAAAATAGAATTCAAATCCAAAATCACTTGCTAAATTCTGCATTAGCAAATCATCAGCATAGCCACCACCAAAGCCTTCTGAAAAAGCATAATTATCAAAATTATCATGCAGCACATATTTTACTTGCGTATCTTTGATTAACAAATCTAGACATGCTTTTAAAGATTGAGTATTCTCTAATCTCTCATCTACATATTTGTTGTGTAAGTCTTTAGCAATATGAATGGCTGTCACTGAATATTGTTTATATCTTCCTAGAGATACAGGGTTATTAGTAACTATTCTATATCTCTGCTTATTTTCTGGTACTTCAATAATTGTAAAAGGTGTCATCATTTGAGCTGCAACTTCATTTTCAGGAGTTTCAATAAATGTAAAAGATAATGTTGGATATTGTCCTAATGTATCTGTAATTTGTACATTATCAGCTTTGAAAGCTGTTTGATCTCCATTGACATTTTGAACAAATAACATTTTCTACACCCCTTAATAATAAAATCTAGTATCAAATTTTATGTTGAAATCTGAACTTCCTTCAATTCTCAAATGATTTTTACCAACTTCAAAATCTAGATAAGCATGATTACATCTACCATAAGCCTGTGATCCATTAATAATAGGAACAAGTCCTACAATCTCTAAAGTATCACTTTTACTCAAGCTTCCACTGATAGAGTAACTTTGATTGGTCGTGGTATTGGTTATCTTTAAATTGTTTGCATTTCCTTTAAAAATAATTCTGACTGGTCTTTCATCAGCTTTTAAAGGGATGATACCCAAATTTATAAAATCAAATTCAGTTTGATTGTTAAACTCATACTCTAACTTTTTCTTGCTAGGTATCTCTAATCCAAAGCCCCACAATCCACTTGTAGCATTCATAGGAGTTAGTGTAGTTGCTACAGTCTCAGCATATGATTCAGTACATTCTAAATTAATCTGTACATCTGACGCTCTCCAAAATGAATTGTTTTGTGCAGGAGTAAAAGTATCAGCAACAACTTTCCATCTTAGAAATGGCATTCTCATTGTTTGAACATAAAACTCTTCATTTGAGCTTAAAATTCTTCTTAATTTTAATTTCTGCAACTCAAAATCATTGGTATCATTAGCGGTAATATCCAAAACTAATGAGATTGTAGTTTGTTGAACTACCTTATCTACTAATAAATTATGATAAGTACTCATTGACTGGAATGTGTACTGAAAATTAGGATATGGAACATCAAATTTCTTAACATGAAATCCCAACTCATTTAAATCATAGGTTGTCCCATCAAGTTTAGTTATCACAACTGTACTTGTCATTAAATAGCACCTCCATATCCATTAACAATAATTCTTCTAGCTCTAATTGCTTCTAACTTAGAGTAAGTAGCGTTAGCAATTGTATTTGAATCCATTACAACATCTATCTTCAAATCTCCGCTTAAATCCAGCTTACTTTCTTTGCTGATGTGGTTATTTGAAACATTACTAATATTGGTAGATGGAGCAATCATTGAACCATCATATCTACCAGCTTGAATAATGCGATTTAACTTAGCACTCATACCATTAGGATTTTTAGCAGCTCTGGCTTTAATAGCTTCTACGATATGATTATCAGCAGTACTTCTTGCAGGATTAATAGCAATCTCTGGTTCTCCGTCAACTTCACCAAAAATAGATGGTTTATCAGCCCAACCACCATCAGCATATCTTCTACCACCTGATGGACCCCAGCCACCTAGAGTAAGATCACTTCTCCAAGTCGTATCATTAAACATTGCTAGAAGTTGGTCAAATGGTTTCCAAATATCATGATGTCCTGGCATTGCATAATGTAAAAAAGTACCATCTATAAATTGAAGAATACCTTTTGACGGATGACCTGCTTGAGCATTGCTATCCCAAAGATTAATAGCTCTGGCATTTCCACCAGATTCATGTTGAATAACATTTAAGATATGAGCAATGTCTCCAGCACTGACACTTACATGCATTTTAGATGCAGCTCTTTTAATTAAAGATTCACTAACAGGACCATTCCCACCAATTTCATCTAGCTTGTCTTTTAATTTTGTAAGTAAATTCTTGAACCAAGTTTCTCCCCAATGTGGAATTTTCTTAGCTCCTGAATCTCCAAAATCTTTCCAAAATGATTTAGCGGTGTTAGTTCCAGCTGAATATATCTTTAATAACGTTCCTAGAGGATCACTTAGTGCATCTGTAATAGCATCTATCTTATCGTCAATCATATCTTCTAATTTATTGATTTTTAAAGATGCATAATTCCAGGCTTTACCGAACCAATTACCAAAGCCACCTTCAAATCTAGGTATACCAAACATTTCAGCTGTTTCTTTAGCTGGCATAACTGCATCACCAGGACGTAACATAGTTAATACATTACGTCCTTCTGGTATCTCAACTTTGCCATTTTGTCTAAAGATTGCTTCTCTATGTAGTGGTCCTTCTTGGTCGTTTACCATTGCTAACATTGGTCTAGCTGCTGGACCAGAACTACCTTGTTTGAACTTAGGTATTGAAATCTTAGCCCCAAAGAAACCAGCTACTTTTTCTAATCCATTAGCACCTGTATTCCAGAAATCACCAATAGCTTTTACACCATCATGAACTATACTTTTAACACTATTCCAAATATCAGATACTTTCTGTTTGATTCCATCCCAAATACTATCCCACTTGGATTTGATAGTATCTAAAACTCCTGAAATAGTATCTTTTATATCATCAAACTTACTCTTAATAGCTTTCAAAATTCCACTTAAAATATCTGAAATCTTGTCTAAAATACTATCCCAAATATGCTTAGTTATCTTAAAAATATCATCAAAAGTATCCTTAACAATATCAAAAATCTTGCCAAAAATTTTGCTTAGTGGTTTCCAGATAGCTTCAACAATACTAATTATGATACTTTTAACGCCATTCCAAGTTTTGCTGGTTATTTGTGTCAATCCATTCCATGCTTTACTTACAACTTTTACAATGGCATTTATTCCCTTAGATACAACTTTGCTCAAGCTGTTCCATGCTTTAGAGACTGTTTTAGCTATCCCATTCCATACCTTACTTGTAGTTTTAGCAATAGGATTCCAAGCTTTTTCAATATTCTTTTTAAGACTGTTGACTACTTTCATGACTGGCTTTTCTATCTTTTTCCAGACTTTTATAATTGCAGCAGTTAATAAAACAAATGGAGCTAACACTACAACCGTAATTCCTTTAGCAACCTTCTGTAATCCTTTTTTCAAAGAATCAAATACTTTTAAAATAGGCTTCTTAATTTTATTGAAAACTTTACTTATTCCACCAATAGCTTTCCCAAACACACTAGAAATTGATTTACCAATACCAGCCACTTTTTTGGTTACGCCTGTTTTTAGCTCATCAAATACCTTACCTGTATCTTTCTTGATTTTGGCAAAGTTCTTACCAATTGAACCACCGCCTTTAGCTCCAAGCATTCCACCAACAGTAGAACCAACAAAACTACCAACACCAGCGCCTACAGCAGTCCCAGCACCAGGAACAATAGAACCAATTGCTCCACCAATCCATGCTCCAGCTGCACCACCTGCTGCGGTTCCCCCAGTTGCTCCAACTGCTCTACCAATTTTTTCATTTTTATTTTTCTTGTTAATACCAATTAATTCAGTACCACCAGCAATTAAAGAACCAACTACAGGAATTCTTGATGCTGTTCTTGCAATGATACCTTTCTCTGCTGCTCTTACTGCTGTTCGTTGACCTACTTGTGCTGCAGTTCTGGCACCATTAGCTAGTGTCCTTGGCCCAACTTTCTCAACAGTAGACTTAGCAACTGCCTCAGCTACTTCTTGGCCACCACGCTGAATACCAAATAATTTATCAGCACCTACACCAATTAATCTACCTACTTTACTTGCACTAGTGGCTTTTACTCCACCTTCTGCAACTTCTTCAGCAGTAGTAGCTAATTTACCACCTTTAGCGCCTACTCCTATACCCTTAGCCAGTCCACTTAATCCACCTAATCCTATAATATCTTTTAGAATTTTATAGTAACTGGTTAAAGCAGCAACCATATCCCATGCTTTTTTGGCAACAAATAGTCCTAACATGACTTTAATAAATGTTTTTAAGTCTTCCTTATGGTCAATGATGGTTTCTAAAATATCATTTATTTCGTCTAAAACATCACTAGCACTATCACCTTTATCGTGTGTAACACCTAAAGCATCAGCAATCATATTAAGAATACCTTTAAAAGTATCCCACACAGCAGAACCAATAATCGAGGCTATGCTACCAAGATTTTTCAGTAATTCAGCTATTTCATCTTTATTATCATGTAAGAATTTACCAACTGTTGTACCTAGATTTTCTACCCACTTAGTTGTTGTATTAATGATTCCAGTAAAATTAGCTTTACCTAGCTCTGTGATAATATTACTAATGCTTGTAACAACAGCCGCTTCTAAATTTCCAATAGCACCTTCAAATGTAGCAGTACTTGCTGCAGCTTCTCTAGCAGCTTTAGTCATACCTAATTGACTAATAGCCTTATTGAACTCTTTAGCACTTATTTGTCCTTTTTCCATTGCATCACGGAAATTACCAGTATAAGCACCATTCTTCTTCATGGCTTCTTGCAATTTGCCAGATGCACCAGGAATAGCATCCGTTAACTGGTTCCAGTTTTCAGTGGTTAATTTACCAACTCCAGCAGTTTGGGTCATTACCATTGCTACAGATTTAAATGTTTCTTTAGTTCCACCAGCTTGAGCGTTCAAGTTACCGGCTGCCTCAGTTAATCCCATATAGTCTTTGATACCATTTGCTGCTAATTGAGCTGTGGTATTTGAGACATCATTAAGCTCGTAAACTGTATCATTAGCGTACTTTTGAACTTCTTTAGCTGTTTTATTAATTTCTTCAGAACCAAAGCCACCTAATTTCATTGTTGACCTAAATTTATCCATAGCATCAGATGCTTTGATAGCTTCACCAGTTAAGTCTTTCAACTTACCTACTACCATTCCAACACCTGCAGTTAATACATTACCTGCAAAAACACCTAACATAGTTTCTTTTAATCGTTTGAATTTATGCTCAGTATTTTCTGTATTATTCTGTAATTCTTTCAACTTAGGACTAGCATTATCATTTAACTCAGCTTTAGTAAGAATTTTTAAAGGAACTTTTTTTAATAATTCTTCGTAATTAATAACTTCGCCTTTTTGTGCTTTCGTCAGTAATTCTGTTCTGACTTGCTTAGGAAGTTTTTTTAGTAATTTATTAAATTTATCTATTCCTTGTTCTTTTGCATCTGCTGTTATCTTGGTAATAACTTCTTTAGGTACTTTACGTAATGCAGTTTCAACTTCTTCAGTCTTACGTCTTAAAGGTTTATCATCAGCATCAAATTTTGACTTAATAGGATCTTTAAATTCTTTCTCAATATCATCATGAGTTTGTTTAGCTTTGGTCTTAGATTTATCCAAATTATCAGACAAATCTTTTTCCAATTCATTTCCTGAATCTTTACCGATATTTTTTACAATATCATTAATTTCTTTAGTATCAGAAATGAACTTATCTTTACCACCTAAAACAACATCAATATTAACTGTACTATCTGCTGCCATTGATTAACCTCCTTTCTAAGACTGAGCTAAAGCTTTCAATGAATCTGCAAAGCTGGCTACTTTTGCCTCTTGTGCTTCAACTGTTTTATTTTCATCAAGTTCATAATAATTTTGTGCTTCTATTGCACTTGTCAATTCCTTACCTTGTAAATCACTGACATCTTTTCTGCGTATATCTAAGATTTTTCTAAAATAAGTATTCTCATCTAAGCCATCAAATAAAGCTTTAAATACGTCCCAGTGCATTTTTCCTTGCTCTGCAATTAAATCAATATTGTATTGTTGCTTAAAGCTTGCATAGATTGCACCTGCGTCTTGTGTATAAGAGAATAATTTGTGAGTATTTACTTCACTTGAAACTACATCACTTTCAACAGGATCATTACCATAAGCAGACTTAGATATATAGCCTGTAATTTCATCAATTGCTTTCATAGCAAATTCAGCGTCTTTAGGTTCAAAACCAAAAAACATTTCAAATGCAATTACAATCTTTTCTGCATCTTGGAAAGTATCATCTTCAAGCAAGTTATACATCCTAATCACGTTATCAAAACTCAAATCTATTTGATATTCTTTGTCTTGATACGTATATGAACTTTTTAATGGTTCAGTCAAAGATAACATGACTAACCACGGCTTTTCTTAGTATATTTTTCTGCACGTCTTTCTTTACGATTTTTATTAGTTTTTAATTTGTCATTTAAAACATCATCAATTGCAGCAATAATTTTACTGATTGCTCTAGTAGATTGATTATAGTAATCGTAAATTCGTTTACCTTCACCAGTACCAAAGATTCTATCCATAGCCTTAAAAATATCTTCACGTCCATCATGCATAGTATCAACCACTAACTTCTTACGTTCTTCTAGTGACATTTCTTTAAATTTTTCTTCTGGCATATCAGTCAAATCTTCAATTCGTTTGCTTAATTCAAGTTGAACATCTGAGATTTTAACGGATAATTCATCATTTAAAACTAAAGAATATTTCTTTTCAGCTACTGTAACATCTACTTTAGTATCTAGGTTTAATCGTTCATCTAAATTAATACTTGGCATTTTATTTCCTCCAATCGTCTCACACTGCTCGTCTCTGTTGCATCATTTAAATTTAAGCTGTTAGTCCTGTTGTTCCACTTTGTTCCTTCTTAGCGTCTTCTGCACTAACATATTTAGGTTTTCCGTTAAATACAGGAACTACACTAAATGTTTGCTTAGCACCAGGAGCGCCACCTGTTGCTTGAATGTTGGTTAATGTAACCACACCAACAATATAAGATCCATCTGGATATGTGAATTTAAATAGGGTCTTTAAAGCATCTCCAATTTCTAATTGCTTACTTGCAATATAATCTTGAGCAGGATCTCCATTTAAACGGTGGCCAGCAATCGTGAATTGATAACGCTTGGATGTTACATCAGATGTACCAAAGCCTTCTCCGTCATAATATTCATCATTTGTTGTTGTATCGTTTTCTGCTGGTGTTACGTTGTTAATACCTGCAGCTAATCGAGCCCATTTAGCACTCTCTAAAGCAGACATATTCTTATTGCCTGCAGTATCAATTTCCATTTTTACTTTATGATTAAGAATAAAAGAACCAATTTTTTCTGGTGCTTCTGCCATGATTAATCACTCTCCTTATAAGTATCGACTGTGACTTTGAAATCAAATAAATAAACAACATTACCCTCAGTATCTGCTGACACTATATGTGGGAATGTTGTTACTTCTAATTTATTAAAACTAAAACTATCATTCTGACTAACCAAATTAAAATCATATTCTGAAATATATTTCGATATATTCCACAACGTTTGATTAATCAGTTCTTCATCATTACTACGCATTGCAATTTCAAAGATAAATTCTTCTGTTCGATTGCCTGCATAATCTTCATCAATAACTGTTGATGGCAAGTCATATATACGTAATTCCGGACTTGTTTTATTAGTCATATACGACTGATACAATTTAACTGGCAAATCTACATTATCGTTAATGCAGTCTGTCAATCTATCCTTTAGGTCCATGATATTCAACTACCTTTCCATCAAGTAAGCCTTGCTTAAATACCCTAACCCAATTATTAGAGTATAAATTCTTCGCTTTTAAGTCCCATCTAGATGTTGCTTGTGGATGTTCACTTGTCGTCCAGTGAGTAATTGGATGTCCGTTAATAAATCCATAAAATTGAGCTTTGGCATAAGGTGTTGTATAGGTTACATGGTTATCTTGTACATGGACTGACCTCGATAAATTTCCTTGCTTGAATGGTACGAACTTATCCATATCCATTGCCATTTGATTAGTAAAATTATAAAGTCCACGATTTAAAGCTTTCTCAGAAAAACGGTCAAAGTCTTTACCGTGAACTGATACCACTACTGCCATTACAACACCTCCAATTCATAAGAATAAACATCATTACTGTAAGGCTCACGATTATCTACAATATTAGTAATTGTGTATTCCTTACCTTCAAAGATTAACTTACTTCCAACGCTATCCCTATCTAATCTAGGTAACGGATTAGAAATTTTGGCAAACAAAAAGACAATAGCATTAGCCGTAATTTTACGATTATTGCTATCGCCTGAATAGATTGTTTGTGGTTGTACAAGTACATGTTCTACCTCAACTTCTTCTGTTTTTTGTTTACCGTATTTATCCAATTCTCCAACTGGAATCTTTAAAGTGATACTTTGATTACATAATCTTCTATCAATTCTAGGTATCATCTGTGTACACCTCGATATAATAAACCATATCTTCCTAATAGATTATACGCTTCTGTACATAGACCATTCTTCATAGTTGCTCCTACATTACCAGCAGGGCTTAAAGATAATCTACCTACTGTGATACTGGTAAATTCATTTTGAGCTAAATCATAACTCTTATTAATACCAGTTGCATGCATAAAATCTACTTGCTCACAGATAGCCATTTTAAACGTTTCTACGCGTCTTTTTGACTTATCGACTAATATATCATGAACCTTATAAAAATCGTTTGTGGCTAAATCTATGATACGTTCTGCACCTTTTACAAGCTCATTAAACACATCTTCATCTAGCCTATACCCAAGCTCAACATATTCATCATAAGTTAGATAAGCCATTTACATCACCCTACTAGCCTTTAGATGTTGTAGCCGTTGTAGCTGGTTCAGCTGCAACATAAATAGATTTCTTAGCATTTTCAAATACTAATGCATCATAGTAGGATAATCCCTTAATTGTCCAACGATAGCCCGCACGGTCATTATCTGGAGAAATCACGTCAACTGTATCGTATTTAACAATTGGAGCAATCGCAAATGTTGGAACTGCTAAGAAGTTTACTGTATCAGGAATTGTTAAACCTTGAATACGATCTTTAGCAACTGTTAAGATTGGTGTTCCACCGTCTAATTGAGCAACACGACGGTTAATTCCGTTAATTTGTTGTTGGTTAACAGAGAATGTCTTAGATACACCATCAGCATTCTTTAATGCTTTGTAGTATTTTGTAGAAACAAACATTAACCAGCCACCAGGAATTTGATTATCAATCATGTAGGACTCTACTTCATCATATGCTGCTAAAGCATTCTTAGAATCAATTGTATCTGTTACTAACTTACCACCAGACTTAGCTGTGTCATAAATCTTTTGAGCTAGGAATTTATCACGGTGTGGAATTGTAATGCGTTGGTTATGTTCACGAACAACATTAGCTACTGTGTAAGCCCCATTTTCGGACATATCCAATTGATCTAGGTCATACCCAATCCAATCTTCTTGTGTCAATTCTAGAGTTTCTTTAGAAACATTAACGTTGTTACGTGCATTATCTTGATTACGTTTATATTTTGTTGCATCTACAAAACCGTCCATCTTGTTAATGCGAACTGTCTTAACTCCTGTAAAGTCTGCAGCTGTGATAGACTTAGCACCACCTTGTAATGGTTGCCAGAGTTGAGAATCTGCTCCAAACTCTTCATCAATCTTTAATAAATCTTTTTGATCTAATACTACTGTCATGTGATTTCATATCCTTTCTAAATTGATTTCATACGTGCTGCAATGCTAGAAACTACCGGATCAACTTTACCATCAGTTCCATTTTCACCGTTGTTAAAAGCACCACCAATATTAATCTTAGGTTCTGGCTTTCCTTCTTCAAATAAGTAACTATCACTCTTTTGAATAGCTTTAATTTGATCGTCTAATCCTTTCAAATTATCTCCATCAACAGTTACTTTGTCAGTATCAATGAATGGTAAAACTGCTTTTACGTTTTTAGCTTTTGCTTCACGTAATGCTGTTTCGATTTTAAAATTTTTAGTTTGAGTAGCTAATTTATTTTGCCATTCTTCATTAGCTTTCTTATTGTCAGATTGTAATTGTTTGATTTGTTCGTTTAAATCATCAACGTTTTTAGAATTCTTTTGTAAATCAACTAACTGTTGATCTCGTTCATCAAGTTGTGATTTCAAACCGTCACATTCATTAGTTAAACCATTTACTTTTTCTTGTAAACTGGTTATATCTTTACCGTGTTCAGCCATTACTTTTTCAATCTGTTCATCAGTCAAACCTAAATTTTTCAAATCTTCACGTTTCATGTCAATCTCTCCTATCGTTTTTATTTTACGTGGAACGCTCCACGCTGATTGATTGCATACAAAAAAAGCAGTTTAACGACTTACTCAGGTCGGAATGTTAAATAATTTTTATATGTTTTATTTCACTTTCTGATATTGCTAAACCTGTTTCAAAACCCGGATCAGGCACTTCTACATCTAACCACCATTGATCATCATCTGAATCAGCAGGAGACTCAATTCCTACTACATAGCCTATCCATTTTCTACCATCAATATCTATTATTTCAACATTTTTCCCCCAAAATTTTTTATACATGAGTATCATCTCCTTTAGGAATATGAGGAACAATATGCGTACGTTTTTTTGAATGATGAATTTTAATCCATTTTGCTTCTTTACCTGTATTATAATCTACGCCTATTTTGTGATCAACTTTTACAACTTCTTTTGTAGTCCATTCACCTTTTCTAGTTTTTTCAAGTTTTCCTTTACCAGCATACTTATCTAATAATTCTTGTGGATCTTCGTTATCATATAAATAACTCTTACCTTCTAATTTTGTAGATTCCATATGTGGTGCTTGTTTTTCTGGATTAATCTTAGTTCCCCATTGACCACTCTTTATTTTAGCTTCTACATGTTTTTGAGATTCTGTTTTATCACTTTGATCAAGCTTTTTCTTTCTATAAGTTATTTGCTCTCTATCATAATCTCTAGTCAAAACATTACGCTTGTTACCATACATCTTATTAGTTTCCTTGATGTACGCTCTTAACTTCTTTTGACGTGCTGAAATTAGTGTTTTGGTACGAGTTATCATTTGTTCGTCTTCTAATTCTTCGGCAATTTTCAAACGTTTTTTAGCGTCTCTGATTGAGCGTTCATAGTAGCGTTGCTTTTGACGTAAATTACCATTCCTAATTGCTTCTTTAGGATTATACTGGGTCATGTTATTCACGTTGACGCCTGGAGTAAATGGAAATAATTTGTGTCTGCAGTTAATTCCTAATGTTCCAGCAGGTTCACCATAACCATGATTATAGATAGAATCATACTTGTCATTGTAATTAGGATCATCAGTTGGAACAATGTTGACTACTTTACCTTGAATATAAGCACATGCTTCACGACTGTTAGGATGACTAGACATCAAACATAAAACTTGGCCAAACTCTTGCATTCGTTTAGTTCGTAAATCATTGTAAGTCCTATTAGATGTTGTCGTAAGTACCATACGTGTATAACCTTCAAGGGACCATGCACGTCCAGACTTATCTCTCATAACTTCGATACCTTTATCTAATTGTTGGTAAATAGCGTCCTTGACTGCTCTATCATGAGTTTTAAGTCCAGTTACAGTTTCAATTGTTGAACGTTTTAAAATTTCCTGATACGTTCGCATAACAGGATTAACACCATAATTGCGACTAAGCAGAGTTTGATTAATCGTATTGTTTAAGGTATCTGTAGTTTGTCTAACCATTGAATCAAGCATGTTAAAACTCTCATCACTGATTGGCTGACTAATTTGGCCACTGTACTTCAATTCTTGACTGACTTCATCTAATATCTCATATCCATCTTGTTTTAAGATAGTCTCAATTTCACTAGGTGAGATACCGTCAAAGTCTGCCATTAAATCAATTACTCTTTTGGTTAATGCTCCCATTTGTGACAATTGCTGTGCTTGCCACTGAACAACATTATCTTGTGTTACATCTTCATAGTGCCCACGTTGTAACACTTTGATAATCTCAGAAAATATCTTATCTTCTAAATTAGAATATAGATTAGCAATGTTATTAGTGTCTTGGTCTAGTTTCTGTCTTGAATCCATAGACTACACCTCGTTACTATCTCCATCTATTGGCTCTTGAAATGAACCTTGAGAAAAGTCTGGTTGTTCATTAGTAACTTGAGCTAACCATTTTTGAGCATCTTCTTCACTCAAACCAAAATTACGTTTTAAGTATTCAAGCTTTGGCATAATTCCAGCAGCAACTAACTGCATCTCATCAGCTCGTTGCTTGTCTTTATCAATGAACACACCATCATCAAAATGTACAGACAACTCAACATCTGATACACTGCCAGTCCATCTAGGTTTACCATCAGAAAAGAATTGTCCCACACTAGCTACTTCAAGAATTGCATTAACTAACTGATTTAAAAACAACTCTACTTGAGTTAAGTAACTAGAACGTGTTTGGTAGGTTGCAGAATTTTCACTGACAACTTCAGTAGCTGTTTTAACTCCTTGACCATCATAAGAGAATGTACCAGAACTAAAACCAATCTGTTGCTCAAACTCACGTAAGAAGTAATCAATTGACTCTTTAAATTGAGTTGAACGAATATCAGAAGTTAAGTCAGTTACACTCAGCTTATCTGTATCTCCATACATACCTTGATAAACATCTTCGTCCTTATCAAACAAGACCGGATGAGCGTCGTCTACTTCATTTCCATACAGATTGCCAGTAGGTTTCAACATTTCAGCAGGAACTGCAATTCTACGTTTCCCCATTCTAACTTCATGTACAAACATATCATGAGTTCGATTAATAGCATCTATTACATTCCTAGAATTATCTACAATACCAACACCAAGTGGGCTATCTAAATTTTTATTATTAGCTCCTGGTGTTCTGAAATATGCAAATAATGGTTTAGTAATAACATCAGTAAAAGTTAATTCTGGTGCTAAATTAGGATATAAAGTTTCAAGTGCTACTTGTTCTCCAATTACATCTGATTGATAAGAACGGTATAACTCATTTGTTATATGATAAGTTTTAGCGTCATCCCATTCATGGAATTCAAGCAACGTATAATAAACATTTATGTCATTCTCAGTTCTAACTGTCCGACTAGCAAAAGCACATTCAGAAATATCATCAGTGTTGTTACGTAATGGATAGAATTGGTCTGCGTTAGCCCAAGCTATTCTAATAACATCATTATCATCAACATAAGGTCTGGCAGCTAAACCACCCAAAGCAATAGCAGTTTCTAAGCGTTGCTCAAATCTCATATTGAATTTATTATCTTGAACCACTTCATTGATGAACTCGTTTGTTGTTTCATCTTCCAAAGACAAGGAACATTGTTCATTAAAGATAATTGACGCTAATTTCTTAGATGCTAACTTAGTCACGTTTAGAGAACTCAACGGACGGTGTCTATATTCACCATATGAATTACGATACTTAACTTTTGGTAAATCATCTTTGTAATATAACTTGGCCAACTTTATTCGTTCGTATTCCATTGGATCAATTGAAACTCTATCATCATCAGTAATGTTAGTTAAACTCTTTACCATTCCTAACTTGGCACCTCCTTTCCTAAACCAATCTTTTATCTGTCGAATTAATGACATCACTCCACCACCTTAATATTTCAAACCTAGCAAGCGTTCATTATCTCGCACAAAGTACTGGAATTGGTCGCATGTATGGTCTTCTTCTTTGATAACTTTAGGATCATCACTATTTAAAGTTTTTTCATCCCACCTATAATTTCTATGCTCTTCAATAAAGATCTTATTTGCTTCAGTATCCAGATAATAAAAACGACCCTGAGCAACTATATTTTGCGCACGGTCTATCATGTCTACTTTTTTTAATTTTGCTACCTTATGAAGATGTACTCCGTAATCATTGTAGAACTGATTATCTAAAGCACCTTCAGCAGAATCTATTGTTAATTTAGTTGCCGGCTTTTTGAATTGTTTGGCCAACTTATTGATGAATGAATACAAGTCCTTAGATAACTCACTAGGTGGCTTTTTATGAGCCTTACCTTGTGGGCTGTAATAATAAGTGTCCAATAAAATTACATTACCTTTTCTAGTCAATCCATAAGCGCCAAATGTAGTAGCAGATACTTCATGGCCAGAGTCAATAGCACAGAACCAATTTGTAATGTAATCATCACTTGGCAACTCTTTTAATGCTTTGAAATTATCCATATTGTAAATATTAGTACCAAGTCCAATAACTTCACCCAGATACAACCAACGGTAATAGTCATAATCATTATTTTTATAACTCTCAATCAGTTTTAATTGCTGATCAGTTGTGAATCCTAATTCATCATCTAAGTAGGTACTCGTATCAACAAAATATTCTGGATCTTCTTCTCTAGCAGTTACCCAATCGTTAATCCACTCATAAGGATTACGTGGTGGATTGTATGAGAAATAAACTTTTACATCATCAACGTAATCTGGCTTTTGTCTAATAAAAGAAGGTATAGATTGGTCAAACACATCTACACCTTTCATGTTTGCTGCTTCTTCAAACCAAACAGCAATGATATTATCTACCTTGTTAGATTTAAGCTTATGTGGATTATCAGCACCATAGAAATAGAACGTACTGCCAGTTAGCTTATGTGTAATTCTCAATGGTGACTTGTAGTAATTATACTCATCACTTAAATTAAGCATATCTAAAGCCCACATAATTTGACTGTAAACTGTATCATGTAAATCTGACTTGTTTGCCAGAATACATACAACATTTACTTTCTTGTGCAACTGCGTCCACTTCTTAACTAATGTAACCAACTTAAAACTAATAACAGATGATTTAAACGAACCACGTCCACCTTTAGCAATGATATATGATTTCTTAGTAGTCCATAATTTGTAGAAGTGTGGATTAACCATATCAGTCATTTTAATAACCTTACTCATCTTCTGCATCTCCTATATCATCAACTAAAACGGTAGAATCATCTGCCTTATTTCTGCCAGTGAGTTCATCTGCTCTCCAACGTGCAATATCTGCTTCTGCATTTGCTTTACGCACTTTAGCTTTGTCTAACTCTGGTGTGCTACTATCAGTTAACCTACCAGCCAACTTCAAAATAGAAATAGCAGCTTGTAACCTAACCATTTCAGATTTAGCTGTTTTAACTAAAGCATAAATAGATTGCATTGCTTCCGAAACATACTTGTCTTCAATAATCATAGTTTCATATTGTCTTCTAGCTTGTTGGAACAATTTATTTTCACGTTTCCACTTATAAATTAAACTCTCTGAGCAGTGAAGTACTTCTGCAATTTCTTTGTTGGTATAAGTACCTTCATATAGCATAACAACGGCTTTTTTCTGCCTTTTAGTCAATTCAAAAAAAGGTCCTTTTTCTTCACTTTTCTTCACACCATATCACCCACCACCTTTTAATTTGATTTTGCTAACATCTCTACTGTACTTACGCTTATGTTTTACTGGATGTTTCTTATAATGCTTTTCTAACTCACGTAACATCCTTAGTTCTTCATAAGTTTGGACTTTTCCGAAATCTATACTATCTTTCATAATTTTCTCCAAAATAAAAAGCCAGCCTGGATAGACTGACTTAAAATATTTTCAATAATAGGTATTAATCGGTTTTACTCACAATATAATTATAGCATCTATTTTTTAACATGGTGTCTTGTCATTGTTTCGTGAATGTCTTGTGAATGTTTACTTTTTCACTCGTAAATCATAATATGGAGCAAATATTTCAGCGAACCATATTAGTGCTTCTTGTTTTAACTTCCAAAATCTACTTCTGCTGTAATGTAGTTCTTTACGTAAAATATACTCAGGCTTTCCTTCCAAATACAGCTCTTGTAAAATGTAGTTCTTGTTATATGGACAATAACTAATTGCACGATTTATAAGAAAGAGTTTATCACTAGCTACCATTTTTTGTAGTATCTTTTCTTCAGTACCATTTTCCATACTTCCACCACCAGGCATTCCACTAAGGCTAGGGCTTTGAAGTTGTTCAAGCTGTGATTGAGCCTCAAAAAGTGGTATTGTCTTTAATAAAAATTTCTCAACTCTATTTGCCGTTTTCACTTCATCAATGTTAAAGTCTGGTAATAATTCTATATTCTCCACAGCTCTACACGCTCCCTATGATATAATATATTCATGTTAGATTGGCACGTCTCTTATTTCAGGGAGCGTGTTTTTTATTAATTCCATTAAACTTACTCCGAACGTGCAATAACATTATTTTGATAAAACAGAGTACCGTCAATGTTTGTTAATTTGCAGTATTCATATCGTCTACCCCATATTTTGTTATATGGTACTTCTTCATTATTTTCATCAAAATATTTAATGGTATTTGTTCGTTGTCCTCTGTAACATTTAAAATGAACTTTCAAACCATCTTCAAATAATATTTCGCCTTTCATATCAAAATCCATACTTACATCTCCTAAAAATTATCATCATGAATGTTAGCTATTACAGACACTTTAACTTGTGTTTCTGCTTCTATGTGATTTTTTGCTCGCACAATCATGTTATGCAGTTTATTGTTAATAAAATATTCAACTAAATATAACTTCACTATTTAGCCTCCTTTTCAATGATTTCTTTTAACATGTCTTTTCTGCCGTCACTATAACCACGATCATACTCTTCGTGCTCATCAGGATAAGATCCATCTTTCCAGTCAGTCACTAGGTCTGGAATGTTAGTACCTAGAAACTTAGCTATTTCTTCCAACTTCTGAATTGATGTATTTGCACTTGAATTGTAAATAATTTTCTGATGACCAACTTCTTTATACAGTGATTCCTTAGTTAATTTTTCTCGTTGTAAAATATAGTTAATATTCTCATGGATCACTTGTGTTATAGGTCTTGATTTATACATAGATACCATTCCTTTCAATAAACAGTAAATTAATTATTATTTATCTTTTGCATATCCAATTACATTGTTATTTATTAGTTCAAAATAAGCAGTTCTTTGCTTATTTATCCTTTTATCAAAATAATGAAGTACTAAATATGGATACCCTTTTTCATCTATAAGATCTTCTTTTTTTGAAACGTTAGTAAAATGTAATGTCTTTCCATTTGCTAAAAATATTGTAAAGTTTTTTCTTTTTCTATCTTTTTTTCTGCTCATTTTGTTTTCTCCATTCAAAGCGTTAAATTTTGCCAATTCGCATGCTTTTTTTAACGTACCTGAGTTAATTTAAGTTTGAGATCTAACCGACTAAATTCAGATGCTAACTCGATAAATTCTTTTTTAAATTCATCAAACTCTTTGAACTTAAATTGATTCGACAATCTATTTTCTAAATCATCTTCGACTGCATTTAGCATTACTGTTAGTACATCCACTTTGCATGACCATTCTGCTAACTTAGCTTGCTTTTGCTCTTTTGTTAATTCTCCAAATAAATCATCAATATTTCCATTCATTTTTACATGCTCCTTTATCCAGCTATCTAAAGACTATTCTTACACTGCGATAATTCTATTCAATCACCAATTTTGCATTCACAACTGGAGCATCATGTAAAAAGTTATCATTTAGTTCTCCTATACTTGGATATCCTTTGGAAACCTCGCCAGTTGCTAAGTTAACTACTGCATAATCAGTTAAATCTTCAAATATAGAATAATTTCTCACAATCATCATATATCCACTACGTTCTACAACATCTCCAACCATATATTGTTTTTCTCTAACTGATTCTATTTTCATTTTGCTTCCTCCCTTGAATTTGACTAACAGCTTCATCTTGGTATGACAAGATGTCTACTAAAAATTTAACAACTAACGGATGTGGATACCTGTTCTCAAGTACACCTAGTGTCTCAATGCACCATTTCCAATACTGCGAACTACCCAATCCTAACTTCTGCATCATCATATTTGATGCTTCCATCCACTTCTGTAAATCCTTAAAAAAATCATCCCAGTTCATCATCCACCACCTCAATCTGAATAAAAATTCCTGGAATATCTGACCAAAACTTTTCAACAATCAGACTCACAATGAATCTATCATCTTCCCAAAATCCTAAACTGGTCATACAATCCTGTAGTAATTTCACACTATTATCTAAATCTGGTTTTGTATCTTTGAAAGTTCCATCTGGATACTTTCCATTAGAATCAAAGCACCATTTAATCACCAATCTGATTTTTCCAGTGATTTTTTCATCTGGAATATGTCTAGCAAAGTTAGCCATAAATTTCTCTCTAGCCAACTTTAAGTCGTTTGGTTCATAAAAAACTGGCTTACCATGAACGACATGAACCTGTTTTTGTTGGTGTGTCGTTCTTGGTATTTTTTTCATTGGAACAAAAAATCTGTACATAATTACACCTCAAATATTTTACTTATATTCTTTCCGTCACAGCTATTTTCCGGTCACTGGTTGTGCTTTGTCACTGCTACTCCCCAAAGGGAGCAGTGACAACACACAGTGACACCAGAAATGACAAGGATTTTGGAGTGGTCATTCACTGTCATTTCTATTTAGAAGTGAACGAATGTGTCACTGTTCACATCTAAATAGCTGTGAACATTCTAAATATAAATTTTATTTATCATCATCATTAGTTTTATATAAATATCCACCAACTGTTTTAAATTTCATACTTCTTTTGATTCTGTTGTATAAAGCTGTCTTTTTGATATCTAAATAATTAGCAACTTCCATAAGCTCAACTGGTTCACCGTCTACACTCAAAACATTAAATGCTTCTTCTAACTCTTGCTGAGTTTTCTCACTACGATTTTGATTAGACTTCTGAACGCTCTTTTTCCATTTTTCTTTTGAACTATCATCTTCAAGTTTTATATCTTGTAATGTTTCATCCAGAACATGAATTGGATATCTAAACCAAGTATTTACCGGTTTAAATTTAGGAAATTCACGTAATGTTCCTTCTAATCTCCATGCAGTAGCTTGTCTAACTGACTGGATGGCTTTTTGTTTTTGCTCGTCAACGTACTTCAATATTTCCTGCGAATTAGGCAAGGTATTAATTGCACTCATCAGATGATGTTCCATTTGTTTTTTGCTGAACCTGTCATCTGGTCCAACTCTGTCATAGTTAGGAACATAATGTTTAATTGCTTGGTTGTACAATTCACAGATAACTTCATTTTCTTTGTAGATATACCTATCTTCAGTAACTGGTAATTCAATTAAGTCCAAGATTGCATCTGGATCTCTAGCAAATACCCCTGAACCAGATGAACGGTCCATTGAGTTCTTGCCGCCTTGAGCACCTTTAGAATGATGATGAGCATAAATAACTGAACAATTTAATTCAGTGGCAATCCTGTCAAACTGATTAACAAAAATTGACATATCATGAGCGTTATTTTCATCACCGGTTAAAACTTTATAAATTGGATCAATGATAACCGCTGTATAATTTTGCTTGGCAGCTCTACGAATTAATTTAGGTGTTAGCTTATCCATTGGACTTGTTTTACCACGTAAATTCCAAACATCTATGTTCTTAACATTTTCGTGACCACGTCCTAATTGATTGTAGATATCTACAAATCTTTTACTTGCTGACCTATCATCAAGCTCTAAGTTCACATATAGTACTCTGCCTGGATGATTTATTGGAAAACCAAACCATGGCCAGCCTTCTGCAATACTGATAGCTAATTCAATTAAGGCAAATGATTTACCAGCTTTAGATGGACCAGCAATCAACATCTTATGACCTTGTCTTAAAACCCCACCTATTAGCTCTGGAGCTAGTTCGATTGGTTTATCAAACAAACCAGCCATATTTTCCATTTCTGGCAAATTGTCGTTTAAGTCTTCAATGTATTCTTTCCACTTATCCCAATTAGCTTGGCCAATATTTTTATCAACGATATATTGTTTCTTTCCGTTGCGCTCAAACCCTGGTAAACGTGTTAATCTGGATGGATTCTTATTTTGCTTGTCAATTTTCAGCCCATTTTTCTCAACAATCTTGTAGAGATAATCTACACGTTCTTGATATTGTGGATAGTTTTGTGCATCTACTTTAACGATTGCATGTAGACTTTTACCGCCAGAATGAACCAACACTGCGATTGGCAATTCTAGTTTCTTCAAAACTTCATATTGTTGTTCAATCGACATACTGTCACTTTCGACTAACGAATAACGATAATCAACAACATTCTCATTAGTTATCCCTTTACCGTCTAATGGATTGAATCTAATCCAAGCTCCCATTTCAACGTTAGGATCTCCCAACACCATTCCAACATCACCGTTACTCTTACGTAACTCATCTATAATTTGACCTGCAGTTTTTGTATAAACACCTCTGTTAGGTAACCATTTTTCATGATCTCCTTGCTCGTGTTTATATCCATCATTCACATAAGAGATAATGTCATCTGCACTAAATAAGGTCTCAATATAATCTGTGATTTGTTTGACCGGATTCCATGTTGTTGGTGGTAAGACTTTTTCTCCATCAATATAGTCTTTGTTTATTAACTGATACCCCTTATCAATTGAGGCAACAAAACTATCTCCCCAATCAAAGCTATCATTACTATCAGCTGAGTATGGTTTCCAACCGTTATCTTTCGCCAACTGTGTGATAGTTGCTCCTGTAACTGGTTTAGTGGATCCATCAAAGGTATTCCACTTCTTTTCAGTTTCTCCATCATGATATCTAGCACTATCTCTTTGTGACCAAGCATCCCAGTCGTTGACACTGTAGCCTTCATATTTTAGTGCCATACCTACATTGACCCATTCTTGATAGTTCAACATTGCTGGATCAATGTAATCTAGTAATTCTAATAGATTTAATTTGTGTTCTTCCAATTTATTAATTTCTCCTTTCCTAGAGATAACACTGCAAGCCAGAATCGAACTGGAATTGCTACCCTTTAGCCTTGCAGTACAGCAGTTTTATCTGCTAAGCCGGTTTATATTCTGCCGGTTTAATTCCGTGAGGTATTCTCCAACCGTTAGCTGCGATTCGATTAATTAATTTAGTTGCTGCTTCAAATTGCCAAGTCCCTACATGTTGGAACCCACGATTTTCTAAAAATCTAATCTGTTTAGGTGTCGATAACCCTGCATCTCGACGCTTTACTAATCTATTAATTAACATCTCAGCCTTACCAGCATTTTCAATTTCATCTGGGAAAATTCCCCATTTCTCTAGTACTTTAACTTGCTTGTCAGTTGGTGGTGACATTTGCCAGCCAAAACTTGGGACATAATCCGTTAAGTCAGATGCTTGGATAGACATCTCAAATTGCAGTGGGTCAACTAACTTACGCTTACGTCTCTTCATTTCAGATAACTGTTTGGTCAAAGATTCTTCACGCTCTAAAGCAACATCTTCTTTGGCTTGTTGTTCTGCTTGCTCTAAATCAATTGGAGCTCCTAACTCTTCAATATTTTCTGTCATCTTTTTGGCCACTGCCTCGTCAGTAGCTATTAAATTAGCTGGATGACATAACTCATGACGTTCTGTGTGCCACAAGAAATCTAGTAACAATAATTCTTTCTTACCTGGAGCAAGTCTTGTTCCACGTCCTACCATTTGAGAATACAAAGCTCTTACTTTAGTTGGTCTAAGAACAATCACACAATCAACACTAGGACAATCCCAACCTTCCGTTAGCAACATTGAATTACATAGAACGTTGTATTTACCTTCTTCGTAATCTTTTAGAATTTGCTCTCTATCTGCAGATTCTCCATTAACTTCAGCAGCCTTAAAGCCATGTTTATTCAAGATGTCTCTGAATTTTTGTGATGTTTTAACCAGTGGCAAAAATACAACTGTTTTTCTGTTAAAACATTGTTTCTTCATTTCTTCAGCGATTTGCTCAAGGTATGGATCTAACGCTGTTCCTAAATCTTTTGTAGAAAAATCTCCTGCTTGTTGTTTAACATTGGATAAATCAAGTTTTAATGGAATGGTCAAAGCCTTAATCGGACTAAGATATCCAGACTTGATTGCTTCTGCTAATCCATATTCGTAAGCTAAACTCTCAAAATATGATCCTAGATTTCTCATATCTCCACGATCTGGAGTAGCAGTTACACCTAAGACATTTGCATCTTCAAAGTGATGTAATACTCGTTGATAACCGTCAGAGATTGCATGGTGTGCTTCATCAATGACAATAGTGTCAAAATATTCTGGTGGAAATTGGTTCAGTCGTTTCTCACGTTGCAATGTTTGAACTGACCCAACAACTACTCGATAGAAACTCCCTAAGCTAGTTTGTTCAGCTTTTTCAGTGGCTGTTTTTAACCCAGTTGATTTATAGAGTTTATCTGATGCTTGTTCTAACAATTCTCCTCTATGAGCTATTACTAAAACACGCTCACCTTTTTTAACTCGATCTTCAATAATTTTGCTAAACACAATAGTCTTACCAGTTCCAGTTGGTAAAACTAGCAAGGTTCGTTTCTTGCCTTCTTCCCACTCTTCTTGGACTTTCTGTCTAGCGGTCTCTTGGTATGGTCTTAATTCCATCAAATCACCCCTATGCTAGAATTGTGATTTTCCCTTTTTTAATTTCATCTGATAATTGGTCTCCCAAGTATTTTTTGATATTTAGGATTGCTTGATTTCTCCAAGCTCCACCATCAGCTTCAAAAATTGCTCCCCTAGGTCCATCTTGCATTCTGAAAATGAACTTGCTTTCTGGTTGTTCCACTTCAATGAATGTTCGATATGGAGCTAAAGTTACTGGATTAGGAACTTTTACATCAGCAGCTGATGCAACTCCAGTTTTGATTGTCACTGCTTGACTTACACCATCATCACCAGTTGTTTTCACGTTGTCTTCTTTGAGATTACCCACGACTTTCAATAGAATTTCACGATCAGGATTTTTAACAAAGATTGATTGCAATGCTACATTAAAATCTTCCATATCATAGAAAATGTTAAAACAAAATTTTGGTAGAATAGCTTCAGCAATTGCTAGTTCTTCACGTCTGCCATCAGGTTTTAATGTGCTAACTAAACGTACAGATTTGTGACTAGCTATATGCAGATATAACTTCTCGTCTGCTCTATCCAAATTAGATTTAATGTAATCTACCAAACCTGATAAAGTGTTAATTCTCAACACATTTTTAGCTAGATGTAATCTAGGTGCTATATATTGTGGCTCACCATTTTCATCAATCACATAAGATTGATTATTGATACTTACTACTCGTTCTTTAGGATTAATTCCTTGTTCTGCTAAGTATTTCAATGCTTCTTTTGTCAAATCCATTGTCCTAACCTCTCTTTTCTTGTAGATCAATTACTTTACTTTTTTTCTTAGTTTCTTTTTCGATAACATCAACTGGCTCTCCAGTATCTGTTCTGAGGTCTCCCTTTTCGTCAATGTATGTTTGTCCAGGGACACCAGATTGTAATTCACGAGCTTCAATCTTGTTAGTAGTTAAGTCTTTACCAGTTAGAATTGTTGTGGTTACTGGGTCTGTTGGTGCTAGTTTAGATGTAGCAGTAACATTAGTTTTAACTACTTGTCTAACATCATCAGGCACTAAGTCAATTTTTAAAGTGATTGTTCTCTTAGCTGTTGCATTAACATTAGGATCTTGAATATTCTCAAAAACCTTTTCAAATTCTCGGTCTAGTTTTTCTTGCACAGCACCTTGAGCCAGTTGCAAGATATTAATATCAATGTTCTTCATTAACTTTGCCTCCTAAAATGCACCTGGTTGGAACCCTGTTTGTTGTGTTGGTTGTTGATTCTGAATTGGTGCTGATTGTGTTTGCTGTACATTTTCTGGTTTCAAGAATTTCTTCACACGATTATTTTGACGATCTTGGCCATCTTTATTCTTGTAACTGTTAATAACCAATTCTGCCTCGCCTGTACTACCTAAAACTGTGTTCCAGTTTGGATTAAAAGCTTGTCCATTGACTGGATTTTGACCAATTGAGCCAAAGAATTCTGTTAGTTTCCAACTCAATCTCTTCAATAGATATAAGCGTTCAGTAACTGTTGTTTTGCCTTCATTGCCAGTAAATTCAAGACTTAATTCTGCGTAAGGTGTTCCATTTGGAATCTTATCACTATTTCCGTCATAATTCTTACGTTCAAAACCTGTTACTGTAAACTTGTATTGACCTTCTGGCAATACTACAAATTCATTTTCTTGTGCGACAAAGCTATCGCCCCAGTTTAAAAATTCGTTTTCGTTGTTATTCATTGATAATTCCTCCATTATTTTCTAATTTGTGTTTCCAACATATTTAGGACTTTATCCCAATTACTTGCTAAATGTCCCCACAACTCTGCTGGAACATTTTCTAAAGGTGTGCCTTGTGGCATGAATCCACCAACATAAATCACTTGCATGATTTCATCAGTTGTAACATGATTTACTGTCATTAAATCTGCTAAACTTTGTGGAATATTATCCGGAATGACTTCATCATATTCAGGAGCTGGTTTAGCTTCTTCTGGTTCTGGCTCATCTTCTATAACTGGTGGTTCTTCAGGCAATGGCATTTGTTGTTGTGTTTGTGTTTTTTGTGTAGATTCAGATTTGATTTGTGTGGTACCCATTCCTGTTTTTGCTTCAAATAGTTCTCTGATTGCCTCAAAGTCTATTGGTAATTCATCAGGTAAGCCTAAGCGGTTCTTAGCATCCCAAGCCGGCTTATGTGTTGTATACATGACACGTTGTCCACCTGTAGCTTTCTTACTGTCAGATTTACTATCAGTAATGATTGTTGTTTTGTAGTTAAAGAACAGAATCATGTCAGCCCATTCTTTGGCCAAACTAGCATCTCTTTTTTCAAGTTTTAAAGTGTACTTATCGTATTGCCCCATTTCATCAGGTAACTCATGTTTCTTAGTCTCAGCATGAGCAGTTAGAACAACATTGATTCCTACGTCTTTAATCTCAGTTAATTTGTTTAATAATTTTCCAATCTCATCAGACAAAGCTACGTATCTTGATCCATAATTTGTTGAATCAATAGCAGCCCACTTGTTTTTGTCCATTAGATACTTTTTAGCCAAGCGTTCTGCCCAGTCTAATGTGTCAATAATCAATGTCTTTCCACGAGGTTCAGACTTAATGTCTTCTAACTCGTCTAAAAGCATTGTCCAAGATGTTGGATTTGGTAATTTTCTAGCATTGATGAAACCTGTTGAACCTTCTGTATCAATAAAGATCGGATCTGGAAACTTACTAGCAAAAGTTGTTTTGCCGATTCCTTCAACTCCGTAAATTAGTACTTTCATTGGTTCAATTTGTAGTGTTTCTTGCACTTCGTATTTACTCATCTTTAAAACGCTCCTTTCCCAGTCCAAGTGTTTTTAATTTCCGGCTCTTTGACCACTGTATTATTTTTAGTAGCATAGCCATCTTCAATGATGATTGAGCATTCATCACCAGTTGAAACTCTAGTTGCAATTCCTTGTAGTTGTTCTTGTTCAAGCCAATGATTAAACTCTTCTAGTGTTTGCATATCCATTTGTTCTAGCTTGTCTAGCAGGATAAACCCACAATTAGGTTTTAGCTTACGTACAATAGCAGTTGATACTTTTAATTGATCTGAGCCGGACATATTGTCCCATTTTTGACCCTTATAAATTAGTTCTCCATTATCAACAGACAATTCTGGTAATGGTAAATCAGCACTATTTAATAAATCAGATTTTTCTTTTCTGACTGACTCGATATCTCTAGTTAGTTCTTGATACTTATCTCTATATTGATTAGCATCTTCTTCTGCCTTATCTTTATCTAGATTTGCTCTAACTTTACGATTTATCTCATCAATTTCTGCTAGATTTCTCTCTAACTCTTCTGTTGATTCGTCTTTGAGTTCTGAAACAGATTTCTTGGCTACATTTACATCTTCAGTTAATTCAGCTAATTTAGTCTGTTCTTTTTCTAGTTCTTCCATCAACTGAGCTACTTTCTGAGATTGGAAAGCATGCTGTTTCTCTAAGTTACTCAAGTTATCTCTCTTACGTTGATTCTCTCCATTTCGAGCTAGAATATCTTGCTGTTCGTTGACTAACTCTTTTATAGAAATCAATTCATGAGGAACATCTGGATAGTATGTCTGTTCTTCAGCAAACTTTTTCTTTTGGTCAGCAATTTGACCAATGGTCCTACGCTCGTTGTACAACTCACCTTCTCTCATCTCCAACTCGTGTAACTTAGGACCTACACCAATGATTTGTAACAAAGTATTAGCTTTTTCCTTTGATGTAGATTCCATAAACTTAGGTAAATTAATGGCTAGTTCCTCAACGAAATCATTAAGCAATTGTTGGCCACCTTTTTTGCCGTTAGGATCAATAACTTTAAGTGTGGAATTTTTACCACTACGTTCTACAATCAAGCCATTATTCATCACTACATGTAGATGTGGTGGTGTTACTGATCCTTGCCTTTGAGCTTGTGATGGCTTGTATTTGTTGCCACCTAAAGCCCAAGCAATTGCATCTAGGATTGATGTCTTGCCTTGGTTATTGTTCCCACCAATGACTGTTAGTCCATTTGGTGTGAATTCAACTTTTACTGCTTTAACACGTTTGACGTTCTCGATCTCTAATTTATTAATTTTCATTGCCATTACGTTTACCTCCTAATTCCTTATACTTATCAAGTAGCCACTTAGCATTTTTTTCATCATATGAACTCTCAATTTCCGCTGTGGTTTCTAGAAATACTAATAAGTTTTGCTTGTTTTCAGTATTTGCAATAATTTTATTAACACCACGTCTAAATCTAATTCTGCGACTTAACAATTCGACATCTGATGTGCTATAATTAGTACATAGATTTGATTTGTGTGGTACATCTTTAATGGATGTACCTTTTTTATTGCTTCCATTTTGTTTACCTCCTTAATCAAAAAACTCACCTTTTTTTATTGCTATAACAATTCCGTGCAGTGCATATCCAGCAAGTACGGATAGCCCAATCAATGTAAAATAAGCTGCATTCGTCAATTCGATCATCTTAATCATCCTTTCTTTTCAAATATCTATACAAATCAACGCAACCTGCATATCATTTACCTCCAGTAAAAATATCCTTAATCCAACTAACCAATATGAATACTGTTATATAAATCAGACATCCAATTAATACTGCTAAAACTGGTTCCATTAGGTCACCTCAAATCTTTCTGCTTGTCATATATCTATCCAAATCTTCCTTATCAAAGAATGGCTTAGTTCCATTTTCTATTGGATAAATTGGTCTTGGTGCATCCGGTTCTTTTCGGACATTATCAAAATATTTAGGCTTCATTCCACAATACTCAGCAGCTTGAGATCTATTTAGAAATCTTTGGTTATTAAACTTCATTCTTTCTTCTGCCATTTTCAACAAGGCATCAAAAAGTTTATTTAAAAAATCTCCTAATGCTTTTTTGCTAAATAAGTCTGCTAATTCCATATCGCTCACCTACCTTATTTTTAAGTCAGAAATAATTTTCAAAATAATTTGGTTTGCTTTCGGATTCTTCTTACGTCCAGATAAATAATCGGACATGTCTTGTTTATTTACTCCGTACATAACGGATAGAGAACTAATAGAGATATCATTATCTGTTAGATATTTGATAATTTTTTCTCTACCACTTAATGTTTCTGGCATTGTGGATCACCCCTTTCTGATATAATTAATTCATCTCCTAATGAAAGGAGGTGCAATTTTATGAAGTTAAATCCTGATTGTGTACGTGATATTTTGTTAGCTGTAGAAGAATTATCTGATTATGATAGGAGTGTTTCTGACTCTGAATTATCTAAATCCAAATTTCTAATAAGCTATTCTGAAAATGAAATCTTATATCACGTTCGCCAACTAACTTGGTCTAAAATGCTTCAACAAGCTGATTTTTACGGTGAAGGCTTTGATATCCTAGATTTATCTCCACAAGGTCATGAATTTCTTAATAATATTCGTTCTGATGATAATTGGAATAAAACAAAAGAATTTTCTGGTAAACTAGGTTCATTCACAATTTCTACACTTCAATCAGTCGCTTCATCAATTATGTCCATCAGCATTCAAAAATACTTAGGATTTTAAGTGTGCATGAAAAGTAATGGTTACTTCAACAAGGTTTCCTTTACTTTTTTTATTTCAAAATTCTTAACTGCTTTAACTTTCTTTTCGTCTATGAAAACTCTATTATTTTCAATTTTGAAATTATTATAAAATGGCTCATCCATTTCTTGTTACCTCCTAATTTTATTGATTCAATTTACACGTTAAAGAATTTGCTAATCAACTGACTTGTGTAAATAACGTACAAGGGTTCAGATAATTCATATTCTTTAATCTGTTTTATCCAATAGGCATTTTTAACAAGGTCTTTACTTACAAACATTGCTCTTGGTGTTGGTGTAAATTTTCCATTTTCACTTATACACTTTCTAAGGAGCAATGTTTTTTCATCTTCATCTATTACTAATGCATATCCTATTTCTATAATTTCTAGCATTATTCCTTTCATGGTAATCACTTCCTTTAGTTTTGATCGTTAAATTTCAAAGCATCTAGCAAAGCTTCAACATCAATATCAAGGACATCTGGTACACAGTTAATTGTTAAACGAGGTTTATCAGCTGCATTCATATCAAGTTTGATGTCTGTTACACCTCTATCTAACTTGTGGCCATTGATTTTAATATCATATTCAAAAGAGTAACCGTTTGTTTCAATGTCGGTTATTCTTTTTTTGATCTCAACTTTTAATAATTTCATAGCAATCACTCCTTTCTATATTCAAATAATTCTCCCGGTGTAATATCTAATGCTGAACACAACTTATCAATTGTATCTAGCTTAATCATTGTCGTTTTATCGTAATACAATTGAGTTAGCGTACTTCTTGAAATTCCTGTCCACTTATAAAGTGTTGCTATTTTGATTCTTTTTTTACCCATTATTGTTGATAAATTATTGACAATCATTTCCCTACACCTCCTATTTTTTAAAGCGTGTAAGTAGAATTGATAGAAAAATTGTAAATACTAATTGACTTGATTTAAACTTTATTGTAGACTTAAACCGTAGTTAAATAAGCACTAAATAACCTTTATTACTCGTATATTTTTATTTGTTATTCTTGCTTTTTTTCTATCAAATTAACTTACACGAATAGTATATTAAACTTTATTATAGATGTCAACATAATTCTACAAAAAAGTTTAATAGAAAACTATATAGATTGCGAGGAATACTTTATGACAGTTTTTGACAGAGTTAAAGAACTCGCCAAAAAACAAGGTATTTCTATAGTAGAACTAGAAGAAAAACTTGGTTTTGGGAGAAATTCTTTATATTCATGGAAGAAAAAAACGCCAAATGGAGATAGATTATCAAAAGTTGCTGATTATTTTGGAGTAACTACTGATTATCTACTTGGTAGAACAGAAACACCTCAATTTACAAGCAAAGATGAAAAAGATATCCAGAAAAAATTAACTGAGATGATTGATGGTTTAAGTGATGATAGCTCTTTAGCTTACTTAAACAATGGTGGTACTGAAATAGATGAAGAAGATGCTGAATTGATTAAATCTGCTTTGGAAAGAACACTCAGAAGGTCTAAATTATTAGCAAAAGAAAAATTTACACCTAAAAAGTACAGAAAGTAAGGTGTTGATCATGCGTTATACAGATTGGACTAGAGAGAAAGTGAATAAGATTATTAAGAATGCAAATTCAAACAATCCGTATAAATTGTGTGATTTCTTGGGAATTCATGTAGATTACGTTGATTTGGGAAAAGATGTTTTAGGGCTAAGAACTGTTAATTTTAGAATTCCAACTATTCTATTAAGCACTAGAAATTCTGATCAAGAAAATTACGTAACTCTCGCTCATGAATTAGGTCACCACATTTGCAAACATGATACTAATACTGAATACCTAAAGCGTCATAATTTAACTTTTAAATCATATGGTGTTGAGTATGAGGCAAACAAAGTAATGATCGACATTCTTACATATAATACAAATATTGCTGAATTTCATACTCAAAAAGATTACATTAATTTTTATGGAATTCCAGATTGGGCTGAGAAATATATAGACTGGAATCAGTTAAGAGAAAATGCTGATTTTAATACTTTTAACTGTGTTTTAGATTGAGATATCTGACCAATGATTTGATGTCATTAAAAGCTAATCTCAAAATATTTTAAGGAGGTCTTTTTTATGAAAAAAGGCATTTATAAAAGTATGTTACTAGCCACTTTAACAATGGCTGGTTTCACTGCAGTTGTTACCCCACCTAATACAATAGAGGCAAAATCTGTCTTGAAAAAAGTCTTCAAGGTTGGTAAGACTGCAACTTATAAGGGTATATCTCTAAAGGTTAATAGTTTTCAATATGTAGAACCGGGAGAATACGATTCTATTGATGAAGGTAAACATTACATTGTAGCTAATGTAACTATTACCAATAAGAGCAGAGAGAGTTATGATTATAACCCTTACGATTTCAAATTAAATGTTAATGGTAATAATACTGATTTTGACGCTTATCCAGACAATGTAGACAATCTTATACATAGTGGCACCCTTGATAAAGGAGCTTCTGTTACTGGTAACTTAGCTGCTGAAATTAAACAAGGTGCTACTAATCCAAAATTAAAAATGGGTGTAAGTGTTTTTGACGACTCAAAAAATATTACTTTTAGTTTGAAATAATTTATAGGGAGTTTTAGTATGAATAAATTAAAAATTAATACTTGGAATGGAATTTTATCAATTGTTAACTGTTTCTTATTTGCTGCTTCATGGTTTTTTATTATTGGTGCAGCTTTTGATGAGTCATTTAATGGAGGCAGTAGCTTAAACTCAACAGCTACATTCTTTTATGCTATGGCATGGATTGGTGTAGTTGTAAGTATCGTTGCATTATATAAATCTAAAAAGGCTTCAATCTCAATAGTAGGTCCAGTTTTATGTTTAATTGGTAACTTAGCTTTTGGTTTAGCTGCTGCATTTGCCTTTCCTGCAATCGTTCTATTGATAATTGGTACAGTATTTAGTTTCTTACAAAAACCAGCTAACCAAAAATAATAATTAATATATTTAATCAAAGCCAGTCATTGTATTTGATGATTGGTTTTTACTAGATATATTTAACTTATCGTTGAAAGGACGTGATTTGATGGAAAATTTATCTAAGAAATTGGTGGATAAAAGTGTTGAGGCTTTTATTATGGGACTAGAAATTTATAATAAACCTACTATTCGTTATAGAGTTGAAGGCTTTAGCTTCTTTATTTGCAATGCGTGGGAATTAATGTTGAAAGCTTATTTAATTAATAAAGAGGGAGAGTCTGCCATTTATTTTAAAGATAAACCAGATAGAACATTATCTTTAGAAAATGTACTCAAAAAGGTATTTACTAATAAACATGATCCAATAAGATTAAACATTGAACATATTATCGTATTAAGAAATACAAGTACACATTTCATAACTGAAGACTATGAAATGATTTATGCACCACTATTTCAAGCAGCTGTTATCAACTTTAATGAAAAATTAATTGAATTTCATAATATCGATATTACAGATAGTATTTCATCAAACTTTTTGACCTTAAACATGAAAATAGAAGATTTATCAGATAATAATATCAGGGCTAAATATTCAAACATATTAGCAGAACGATTGATTAAAAGTCGTGATGAAATAAGTAAAGATATTGCAACTGAAGGTAGTGGTTTTGCTATCCCCGTTGAAACACGTTTCACCCTTACAAAAAATAAAAAAGATGCAGATATTACTTTTAGATATGCTAAAAAATCAGATAATTCAGTAACCATTTTACATGATATAAAAGATCCTAGTGCTGTTTATATTTACACTACAAAAAAAGTAATTCAACTTGTAAATAAAAGACTAAAAAAAGATAATATATTACTTTCAAAAATAAAAAATGGTGAAAAAATAAAAAGCGTATTTACAACAAACGATTTTCAATTATTCATTAAATTTTATGGTATTAAGGGAAATTCTAAATATTCATACTTATACACTATTGGTAACAGATACGGATATTCTATAAAAGTAATTGATTTTATTGTTGGTGAAATAAGAAAACGTCCTGACACAATTATTGAAACGTTGAAATCAGAACTAAAAAAATAAGATAACCCCAGGCACATAGGAATTCTCGACCATTGTCTTACTCCCCTTTAGGGAACCCAGCGTTAATCCTTCACAAGTTATCTTCGTCTATATTATTACAATATTACCTAATAAAGTCAAGGACTACAAAAAAATTTTTAGAACTTATCCTTTTAAATATATCTAAACCTGTCAAAAACGATGGGTTTAACTAGAAACTAAAAAGAACATACATTCTAAGGAGATAATTATAATGGCTCAAATAATCAAATATACTAAAAAAGGAGAATCCTTATATAGATTTAAATTATATTTAGGCATTGATCCGGTAACTGGTAAACGTGTAGAAACTTCCAGGAGAGGATTCAAAAGAAAAAAAGATGCAGAACGTGTAATTAGGCAATTACAGTTAGACTTTGCCAATGGAAACTATGGAAAAGCTAAAGATACAAATATTAAAACCTTTGATGACTTGTTTAACTTATGGTTTGAATCATACAAGAACACTGTAAAACCTAATACAGCTGAAACCAAAAAAATAAGATATGAACGAGTTGTAAAGCCGTTGATTGGTAATGCAAATATTAAAAAAATTACTCCTGCATTAGCTCAACAAATAGTTAATAAATTAGCTGCTAAATACAAGAGTTATCGTCAATATCTAGTAGTAATCAATTCCCCATTAAATTATGCAGTTAAATTGAGTATGTTAGATGTTAATGTTTTTAAATTAGTAATTTTTCCTAAAGCTACTGATAAGAAAAAATATAAACATATTGAATCTGATAATAATTTTTACTCTAAAGATGAACTTATTGCTTTTTTGGAAAATGTCAAAGAATACAATTTCAAATACTATACATTCTTTAGACTACTCGCCTATTCTGGTATGCGTTCTGGTGAATGTTTAGCTTTACAATGGAAAGATATAGATTTTGATGAACAGACAATTGCTATAACTAAAACTACTGCATATAATCCTGGTAAAAAAGAAACAAATATAAACACACCTAAGACTAAGAAATCAAAACGAGTAATTTCTATAGATGATGTTACGTTATCTGTATTAAGAAAATGGAGATTACAGCAACAAAAGAGACTATTGAAATTTGGCTTTAACACTAATAACTCTCAACAGTTCTTATTTACAAACCCTGAGACCAACAAATACTATCCATCTCACGTTGCAACATCTTGGTTAGGAACAGTATATCGTAATTTCCCAGATATGAAAAAAATAACTGCACACGGTTTTAGACATACTCATGCTTCCCTTTTATTTGAGTCTGGTGCCAATATTAAAGAAGTTCAAGAACGCTTAGGACATTCAACTTCAAAAATGACACTCGATATTTATACTCACGTTACACAAAATCGAAAGCAAGAAACTTCACTGATATTTGCTAATTTTATGCAGAACTAAAAACAAGTGTGGGTCATTTTGTGGGTCATTTATATAAAAGCATAAAAAAGTTGCCATAAACGTTGATAAATCAACATTTACAGCAACTAAATTAAATATTATTTAATTTAATTCATTAATTAAATTACTTAAACAATCTTTTATTTCAGCTGGCAATGGATTATCAGGATGGTTTCCCTCATACTTTTCAATCCATTCCAGTCTAATTTCTAATCTTCTCTTCAATTTCTCAGTGTAACTCTTATCTTTAAAATCAACTGGATATTTTTCAAATGGTAAGTAATACATTCCATCTAAAGAACCAAATTTTTCCCAATTAACTTTTTCATTAGCTATATCTTCTAAAATTTGTAAAGTTATCTCTTTATCAATATCAATACCGTTATAAGATGCTGTATTCACTATATAACCAGATACATTACGTTTTTCAAATAACTCTTTAAAGTCACGATAATCTTCAGCTAATGGATATGCACGAAATGGATTAGCAAAGGGTTCAATTACAAGAGAATTTCTATCAGCATTTACTACATTTTCTGCTGTTGATCTCTTAGTAGCTAATGTTACTCCAAAAGTTGCTGCTAACGTTGGATTATCTAACTTAACAACAGGTGGAAGACTATCATCTTTCATAATCCAAAAAATAGAATCTATAGGTGCATTTTCTTTATCTACCCTATTCAAGGAAGCATATCTTGACTTAATTGTACGACCATTTCCATTACGTAAATCTTCAGTTACTAAAACTCGCTTATTTTCCTCATTTAACGTTACACCCACATTCATAACTGTGGTAAAGTAGCTTGCTTCTTTTGAACCAGGCATATAATCATTAGTCTTATCAAAATAGGCTGGTTCTAATGCAACTGAACTTCCATTTATTCTTGAAATTACAAAAGCATCATCATGAAGAACATCAATATCATATTTGCCACCATGCTTAGCATGAGTCAATGTTGATTTTCCTGAACCGGATAGCCCATAGAATGCAAAAACTTTATCATCTTTATCATCAAATCTAAATACTTTTTCTCCACCATGTGAAGCTGTATATCCATGTCTATGAGCTATTGCCCAAGCTAATGTTAATGTCGCTTTTTTTAATTCTCCAAAATATCTTAATCCTAATATTGCAGCTACGTTATGTTCAGCATCAATTATTACTAGACCATTAGGATAATTTTCATCTTTAAATTCAGGATCAGCATAAATAAAAATGTCTCCTTCTTCATATTTATGAGAAGCTTGATACATTTTTTCATATTCTGAAGTTACTGGTTGAAAATTTAGCATATATGATAACATATTAAATTCATAACCTTTTGGAACAGCAAGGTGTGATTTTAACATAAAATCTTCATCTAATCCTACATAAACTTCTGTCTTATAGAATTTTCTGTCACTAGCTTCAAAAATTGCATCTCTAAGGACTCCTGCTAATTCGTTAGTATCTTCTCCTAAATGCCCAATAATATGTCGTGCAGCTGCTGTTCTTCCAACAATTTTTCCATGATTATTTACTAACATTTTAGAATCTACTGGTAACCCTAATTCTTGGGTATGCTTTATTGGAACATCTGTCACAATTGTACTAGGACAATTTTTTGCTAAATAATATGCTTTTGAAATATCTGTTACTCTTTCAAAATTGTTGCCATAAAATGCTGTTTCAACAGTCGTTCTAATTTGTGAAAGAAGAGGATTCTTTTTATTAATATCTACTTCTTTATAATGACTAATTGTACTCAT